TTCATTATCAGGGTTATTACCTAATATTTCTGGAAGGTAGCCTAGTAATACTTGGTGAGGCATTTCATCTGCATCTATTTGAAAAATATAATCTCCTGAACAATATTCAGTTAATTGGTTTTTCCAGTCAGCAAAATGACCATCAAAATCAAATCCTCTCCATGTTTGCACGTTGGGTAGTTTATTAAATTTTAATAAATAACTTAATACTTCAGGGTCACCATTTTTATTATCATATAGAATAACTATTTCATCTTTTATTCTCTTATTTTCTAACAAAAATGGAACGAGTTTCTGTATTTCAAGAAACTCATTACATACTGTTATTGCATAACTTATTTTCATATCTATTCTGGTAATACTCCAATATACGAAAGGGCTTCCATAAAATCACGTTCTACAAATTGTTTTAATGTAGACATATCTGCTCTATATTCTTCACCTTTGTATTTTTCTCTTTCATCTTTAGGGATTTTAATTGCTTTTACAGCACCCCAAGACCAATTATCTTTATCTGATCCATTAGCAAATACCATACCTAATTCTTTGATATTAATTGTATTAGGTAGCCATACTAATTTAGTTTCTGGGTCAGTCCAAGCTAAATCTTTATAAATTTCAGGTAGAATATCTACTTGTTCTTTATAAAATTCAGAACCTTCTAACATTAAAGTATTAGTCCAAAACCCACAAGATAAACTATAGTAATTAGTGATATCTTTATTTATTTCCGTTTTATAACATAAATCACCTCCGGATTTAGGACAATTTACTATTTCATCAAAATTCATATTAATTTATTTTTTTCATTTTAGGTAAATTCAATTTAGGTAAACTTAATTCTACTTGTTTAGGAAATTCAGGTATTATTCTATCAAGACTGCTTTCAACTAACTCTTGCATTTTTTCCCAACTAAAATTTGTTTTAGCAAATTGTTTTTGTTGTTTACCTTTAACACTATATTGTTTATATTTTGAATATACCTCTTTTAATGATTTAGATAAATGATTACTACTTACTTGAAACCATTTGCTTTCTCTAATTAACCAATTATTAGCGGCACTTGGGTGTACATTCTCTAAATTACCAGGTAGTAAATAAGTAAATGATGGATTTAAAAAATCTAAATGGCCTGACCAACCACTAGCTATAATAGGTTTACCTACAGCTGAAAATTCTAGTAAGGGTCTACCAAAACCTTCCCCTTTGGTAGTAGTAACCATAGCTTTAACTTTAGGATTATTATATAATTCATTCATTTCATAATCACTAAATTCTCCATTTATGAGGTAAACATTAGGTAAATCATTTGAATTAATTGTTTTTTTAATATTTCTGATTTTATCTAAGATTTCTTCTCTACTTATATAGGAAGAGGTACCTGCTGATGCTTTTAATATTAAAGCAGGTTTTTGTTTTTTATTTTTAAATGTATTAAAAAATTCTTGAACTAAGACTCCTACATTTTTTCTATCGTGACCGTGTTCTCCATGCATCCAATGTCCTACAAATAAATAACAGAATGATTCCTTTATATCAGATAAATCAAATGTTTTTAATTCATTTATTTTTAAAGGTTTATATACGTCTAGATTAGCTCCTTCAAATATAACTTCTAGGGGTTTATTCAATACAATACTTTGACCTGTACTTTTCTTTGTTCTTTTATCTATTTTATCAAAACGAGAGGATTCAAATACCGTTTTAGCATGAACTGAGGAAACCCAATTCATATCCATTCTATTTAAACCTTCAACCCATTCTCCTTTACAAGCCGTTGATTCAATTCCAGCAGTACATCCTATATTAAATTTTCCTACGGGTTGGAATTCATTAGGAATAGTTATTTGCATCCAAATATCAGGCTTTCCAACTTTGTTCCAATCAGGTTTTGCTAAATGTTGTATTAAAAACCCCCATTCAGGGTTTTCTTTACAAAACCCCCATGAAGTTTCCCCCCATTTTTGGGATAACAATTCAACTTTATATTTATCGGTTTTAATAATAGCTTTTACTATATCTCTACTACGTGCTCCATAACCTGAATAGGTATCAAATGGACAACTTATTACAAAACGTGGTTTATTCATTAATATATAATTTTATGGTTTAAAAATTTACCTTTATACTCTGTTGCATTAATTAACTCATATTTTTCTTTGGGTTTCCAAATTTTAAATAATTCATCAAAGGCATTAATTACTTTTTCTCCTTGATGTTTAGAAGTAAATCCTGCTTCATCACTTATAGCCCATTCTCTACCTTTTAATCCTCTTTGTTTTAAGTTTTTTCTACCCAATTCATAACATTCAATAATCCTTTTAGTAGCATCTTCAAAATTACATCTGTCATCATATATATAAGGTGTAGGAGGGGAACCTTGTATTGATCTTGAAGTAGGATAAACGGGGAATGCCCATTCACCATGTTCTTTAAATGTACCCCTGTGATTAGAAGGAATATCAGCATCTGGTTCAAACCATTTACCTTCATTATCAACAAATTTCATTTGGTCTTGCATTCCACCTGTAGTATTAGCTATAATTGGTGTTCCTGCTAATATTGCTTCAGTAAGTGTTAATCCCCAACCTTCATTAGACGTTAATAATATTTGCACATCAGCTATATTATATAAATAATTTAACTGGTTTTCATGAAATTTACGATCTAAAATTACATAACTGTTAGAATAATTTTCACCTAATATATAATCACAAACCTTATATAAATTAGTACCAGCATCTGTAATTACCTCAGATTTTATTACAAAACGACATTTATCTGCTTTTTCTTTAGGTAAAGAATCTAAAAATAACCTATAAGCCATTATAGTGTCAGGAATTTGCTTTCTCCTTATATTTCTCGAATTAAAATATAGTACAAAATCTACTTGTTGATTTGGAAATAACTGTTTTCTAAACTCAACCAATTCTGGGTTTGAATCATCTATAGGGGTAAATATACTTTGGTTTTTACCATGTGGTAAATATTTAAATATAGTATCTTTTTCTGACCCCTTTAATACTAATTTATTAATATTAACTGTTTGTTTTGAAATACCCATTAGTAAATCACAAGCTTCATAGTAAGGTTTATTATACATTGGAGCAGGGTAATCATCCCAAATATTTAGATAAGCAATAGGAATTTTTTTTCTAATTTCTGATTCCATATTCCAAATATGCATAAAATATCTTGGATCAGTAAATAACATTATAGCATCGGGATTTTCACGTGCTATAATCTCTCTAACAACAGATGAATCTCCATACCCATCAGCTGGGTATAGAATAGTATTTGAATCTGTTAAACCAGTTGCTTCATTGGTTGATTTAGATAAATCTAATATTTTTCCTTTATCTGGGTGTTTTATTGACCCAGCAATTTGTACCCAATTAAAGTGTTGAGCAGTATGTAATACTATTTCTTTTGCTACAGTTGCTACACCTGAATGTACTCTAATATCATCACATATTAAAAGTATTTTTTTTCTTTTATCCTTAGGGATATACTTAAAGTCTTTATTCATTGTCCTTTATTTCGAGATTAATTTGATTAGTAATTTGTTTACGGAAACTTTCATCTGTAAGATACAAAAACAGAGCACGGTCAGCTAGTTTTTGGAAAGAAAATTTACGTTTTACACATTCAATCTTAAAATTCTCGAATAAATCGCTTTTGACTTTAACACTAGTTAGTGTCATTTGTTTTTTATTTGTCATAGTCTTTATTTATTAAAACATTATTTATTATATATACATATGTATGAACCTACGAAAAATGTTGTTTGGCTCCACATAATTCTTTATCTTCTCCATAGGGACAAAAATTACAATTCCATTTAGAAGGAGATTTAGGATAATCTGCTTCTTTTATTTTACCACTTGAATTAAAACATTCACTAATAAAATCATTAATAGCATTTTTTGCTCTACCTAGTTTAATTTTACCACTGGGTGGAGTAAATTGTTGTACCCTATAAGCTTGATAAGGTGACATAAGATTTTCATCATCAGGATCTAATACTTTTCTTTTAAGGATAAAAAATTCTATTTCAATTTTATCTAAAGGTATCCCATATTGTTCTGAGAAATATTGTTTGTATAGAAGTAATTGAAATTGTTTATTTTCATCTTTTTTGGTATAATCATTCCATCCACTAGTACTGGTTTTAATATCGATTATCTTAAATGTCTCTGTTTCTTCATGATATGTGACAACATCAAGATACCCCATGTATAATACGTTATTTAACATTTTATTTGGTGCTACTATAATAGGTATTTCACAACCCACTAAATATGTACCCTTTTTACTAAAATATCTACTACGTTTTTTCTTAAACCATTCTAAAATAGCTACCCCATCTTCAAAAAATTCTCTCATTTCTGAGGCATCCGAAAAATGTTCTGAATTATTTGATTTGTATTGTTTTTGGTATTCACCTATATACTTTTCTTGAAAATACTCTTCTATATCAATTTCTCTATCAGCAGCAGAAAATGATTTTTCATATGCTACATCTAAATAATGTTGCATTGCTTCATGTACAGCTGTCCCAAATACAGTATGTATAGAAGATGTAAATCTTTTAATTTTATCTTTATACTGAAGTTTCCATCTATGGGGGCATCCTCTAAATATAGACATCTGAGAATAAGATATATTCTTTTGATATGCATAGTTAATAGGTGGTGGAGGATTATTTCTAATCTCCTTTACTATTTTAGGTAATTTTTTTGCCAAACTATTTTTTCCATTTATCTCGACCTACTAGAAGACCGATTATCCCATAATTAGCAATGTCAATAAAAGTATCTTCCATTCCTTCTCCTTTAACAAAATTTTTACCATTTACTAATAGATTTTTTAGACGTGATATTTTATCAGTTAATCTAATACATAACCCAGTTAGTGAAAATTGTTTATCATCGCTATTATTAACGATATCTCCACCTAAAGCAATGTTATTTAATCCATAATCCATATGTTTAGCTGCAAACATGGCATACATTTCTTTTTGAATTTGATTAAATTCTTTAGATAGTTCTGGGTATTCTTTTTCAAATACTTTAATTGTTAATTTTTCTGAAACTCCTGATTTAGCATTCATAATTTCTCTATCGCTCATAACTTTTTCTATTTTTGATTTTGCGTCAATACTAAATTGTTTTGCATTATTACCAAAATGGCCTACATTTTCCTCTAAATATTTTGATATTGAACTACCCATTTAGCAATCCTTTAGTATTAAAATATTTGGCTAAAGTTGATAATCTATCATCAGCATCAACCAACATAATAAGTGCTTCTTCAGCATTTTTATAGAAATCTTCTGTGGAATGGTCTCCTATACCAACTGATTTGTTACCCAATAACTCAAGTGATAACATAGCTTTTGCTTTATCTGCTTGTGCAGATGTTTTTAACATATCGTATAATTTGCTCATTTTAGTAATTTTTTTATTTCTTTAGTTTCTAATCCTCTGTTAGTTAATATACGACTAATTTCTGTGGTAGCCAATATATTTATATATTCTTTTGATTCTTTACTTGAACATTGAAAATAATCTTTAATATGGTCTATTAAATCCTTATTAGGTTGTTTTACTTTAGATTTAACATATTTACTCCATTTATTATTTTTAGGAATAAATTCTCGATATATGTTATAAATCATTCTTTTTTCCTGCGGAGGAAAATCCTGAACATAATTTACAATTTCTAAATAATTGGGATTCATAGATAAAAATCTATGTACCATATAACTATTCCAAACCTCCCAATCTTTATCTGTAAAAGATTCAACTGGGGGTTTGGTGTTATTAATTGCTTTTAACCAATCAAAGATATTTTTCATTAAATAAGCTCATCTTTTAATTCTTCCCTTAAATCTTTAGGAACTGAACTTTCAAGTATTTTTCCTGTTTTTAAATCATAAAATACAGGGATTGGTAATAAGGCATCTTCATCAGTACCTGTTATAAATTTAGATACTGTACGTAATACTACTCCTTGTTGGAATACACTTCCACCTTCTGAATTTTTTACCTCTGATGTGTTTTTTAAATCAATAGGTGGACCTTGTTGTTGTTGCTGTTGCATAGTTATTTATTATTTAATATTTGTTGAATTAACGACATTGTATTTATTTCCTTGTCGATACGGAAATTTGATTTGTATTGATGTTCATTTATTAAAATGGCTACTGTACCTTCTTTATTTGGAAGATATTCAGATGCTCTTTCATATAATGCTTTAAATAATTCATCAAAGTCATCTATATTAGCATCTGCTATAATTTGACGTATATCATTATAACAATCTATTTTATTATGTTTAGACCCCTCTAATAAAGCATTAATTACTTTATCTATATAATTTGATGATACTAATATTGATTGATCTAGTTTAAGATATAAATCGTTTGCACCACCATCTATAGTTGATAATTGTATAGTATTAATACATTTACGTAAATCAGGATAATATTGATTAACTAAAGGTACTAAATCATTTATGTCGTGTTCAATATGCTCTTGTTGTAATATCCAATTTAAATGTTTAGCAACATCTTTTTTAGTGGGGGGTACAATTTTAAGTACTTGACACCTAGACTGTAAAGGATCAATAATACGCTCTACAAAATTACAAGTCATAATAAACCTTGTCGTACGTGAGAAAGTTTCAATAATATTACGGAGTGAAGCCTGCGCTTGTATAGTAAGAAAATCAGCTTCATCCAAAATGACCACTTTAAGTGGTTTAAAAGAAGCAACGCTCGCAAATCCTTGTACTTTATCACGAATCGTTTCAATACCT